GTGAACAGTGCTTCACCAGGTGGTGCTGTTGTGGTCCAGTCACTGCCCACAACGAAACTTGTTCGACCTGCAAAATGAGAGATCGCTAGCTCGTCTTCGACATCGCCACCATGTTGGCTAGCGCCCAGTGCGATTTCCTGCTTAGGCTGTAATGATAGCTTATTAGCAGGTTCCGAAATGTGCGCTGAAGCCAACTGGAATGGCATCTGTTTGATGGGTTTGACGTCCTCAATAACGGGAACGTTAGTGTAACCGAAATAACTGGCTATTTGTCCAACACCGTTTGCAACTGTCTTCGTTGCCATGGCATATGGACCAATAATAGGTGCTTTCTCTAGGCTTTTGGCAGCACCGGCAACAGCAGATGCTGTAGCACTAACTTGGCCGTTGATCTTGAAGTCACTCTGTAGCACAGGTAGATCCGTGGGTCCTGACAGATCTACATCCTCAGCCCATGCGTAAACCTGGACGTCAATAAATTGTGCACCAGTACCATTAGCGCTCAAGAGAGGGGCGTATTGATAAAAATCGATATTCCCCATGTCAATGAGATTCTGCACGATGCTGATATCAATATATGGGTATGGGAAAAGAAACGGTAAAACCATCTGCACAGACGACATATTTTGGTTTTCAATCCAAACATGAGGCTTTTGAGACGCCGTAACCAACGCCATACCTGCCGTAGCTGACGAGCCAGTGTCAGCACGCCACCCAGATAAGGGATTCCAACAAGCAAGGAGGCTACCGTAATAAAACGGCGAACCATTGACCAAGAACTTAAGATGTAAGTTCGATCGTAACATGCTGAAACCACGTAACTTGGCGGCCATATTGGGATCATTATAAAAGAGCGACCACGGATTAAAACTGGCTTTGAGACCATCTGCACCGTTTTCTGCCCAAGCATAACTGTATATGAGTCGGGGTCGACGTAGATACGTTGCAAGGTCTTGTGACATGGACATTTCAGATCCGAGACGTGTCCGTGTGGATCCAAAATCGTACATTTCACTCTTTGGTTCGTTCTTGAAAACTACAGTTTCCTGCACGACGTCTGTTGTGTCGACTGACTCTGGCGTCGGCATGGAAGCCGTGTCATAAGAAATGTCAGCCTGGAACTCAAACTTGGTCCACTTAGCGTCTTTCTCACGCTTGTACTGCTTCTTCTTGTATTTTCTGATGGCTTGCTCCAACACGATAAGGGCCATTTCCTTAGGTAATCGTGGGGTTTCTAGGTTCTTTTTGTAGTTCTTAGTGAGATGTTGGTTTTCGACCGACGCGCATGTCTCAGCTCGCGAAGGCTTATGAGTGTTTTTGGGGGACAACCTGACCCCTGCGTGAATACGCTCTTCGGGGGAACGCCCCATGGTGGTCGAGCCCCAAGAGTCCACTCTCCAATCCATTTGAAACTCAAAGTCTTCTGGATGGCAGTAACTACTCTTGGTTGTGTTGGTTTCGGTGATAACACCAGGCACCAGTTGTCTAGCCTGAAGCTTTGGTGAAGCATTAACAAAACGCTCCACCATTGTGTGCCAAGTTGGTGGCGGGTTACGTGATAGTCGAAACCCTAGTTCTTCATTCTTGGGAATGTCGTGAATCAGTTGCTTAACCTGATCATAAAATTCACGCCCATGAAAGAAAGATTCAGCCAACGCACTGGCAAATGCGCTAGCTAGTTGCTCTTCAAGAGAAACACTCTTTGAAGGAATAGTGTATAGGAGCATCTTGTATATGCTCTCCTTATCAAGCGTGGCTACAAACATACCTGGGAAACTTTCGTGTGTACGGAATGACCGTTTCAGAAAAGTCACCTCGGACATATCGATGTATGGGACGCTAATTGACTCCTTATCTGCCATGGTATAGACGATACCCATCTTACCAAAACACTGTTTAATGCTTGTGTGATTATAAGATGGTCGGGCAGGACTAACTTTAAGGTAAACATCATCACCCAGTGTGTTACGAAACACATGCTTAAAGAACTCTCTCGCGATAACAAGACATTTCTCATATGTGATCTCACCGGAGATGTGCACATCAACGTAAGCGTACATGTGTAGTAACTGGTTGCAAATGCAGTTAAAAAAGGTGGTCAATTGTTGACCAGAGGCCTCCCCACCCAAAAGGGTGATAAGTGTGCCATAGAAGTCTATGGATGGATTAACAGTGTCCGCAAGGAACACTTCAAACGCCAGTAGCTCCTTAGCGTTAAAGTTGCCTGAACGTTTAGCAAGATATAGGAAGACTTTTGAAGCACCATTACTAAGCAAAATACTCAGTACAGACTCAAAAGCGCCAAAATCGCCAGCGATCCAATTGTTACCTGGGATCTTTTCTGCAAGCTTGGCAAGTTCGTCCCACTCCTCGGAGTGTGTGTTCAAACCGACAGCGATACCGAAAAGGTCACGTCTTCTAATCATGACTCGACACAATCCCATAGTGCTCATGCGCATATTGGTAAGAAATGCAACAGGACACATATAAATGGACCTACACTTACCAGCATTAACTTTCTTGAGTGACAACATCTCATCTTTATCACAAGCTGTGTAGATACAATGTGGTCTAACACCAAGATATGCAGCCTCACGCATCGCGTTGACTTCGCTGTGAACAACGTCGTCATAACTGCGGTAATGTGTCCATTCCTCGAATTCCTCAGGTTCTGAGAGAAATTGCAGCTTTGGGCCACGATGACCATGTCCACCAGAGGTCGTGAACTTCTGTGCATCGACATTGGGAACTCCAGGAAAACCATTAACAGCAACTGATAAAGGAACAGGATGGATATCGGACCAATCGTCTTCTGTCAAACCAGCATCAACATGCTCGCAAAAGGCTGCAACACAGGCTCGCAACATAGTCTCATTCATACTGTGTGTAGGAAAGAGATAGTTATTGAGAATCTGTTGGTGGCCATTCCACGGTCCTGGGTTGGGTCTAGCCAACCTATCGGTGATAACGGGAGTGAACTCTGATGCTCGAGATAGCACATAATCAGCGTGTGGTGTCTTACAACCACTAAACTTTGGTCGTGCTCTAAACCCTCGCAAAAGACCATGAACCATCATCTTACCATCTCTGTGGTAGTCTGTGTACAACTTATCCGTGGGTTGCAACATCTTAGACTGTGCCAAGATGCCACAAGGGGATAGAGTACCGATGGTTGGAGTAACTCTATGAATAAAATCTTCTTGGTATAACGGGGCAGCCCAAGAGCGGCCCTGTAACATAGAAAATCCACAATGGAAACCAACAATGACAGTTCCAATAGGTGTCTGGACAACAAGAGGGCTGCCACATTCACCTGCAACTGTAGGGCGTTTTGGAGTGGCACTCCATGCCATCATCTGGACTTCGGGTGATCCATGTAGGCCATTTAAAGGTTCACGTAAGACCCCAAAACAAGGCAACTCTTCAAGCTGGCCATCGCTACCCTTAATAAGGTAATGCGCATTCCCAACACTTTGAAAAGTCTTCTTGGGAAGCAAATGATGAATGCCTTTGAAAAGACAAGGTAATGACCATGAACTAATGACACAAAGGTCACGCTCTGGCAATCGCCTAAGCATATCTTTAGTGACATTAATGTCCACTGAGGGTTGTACTCCTTCAGGAGTGCGTGGTCCGAACCAGACGGTCAATGTGCAGACGTCCAATATAGCATGGTTGTTGATAACAATCGTCTCATTGTCAATAACGAGCACCTTGGTATTAGCAACCATGTTGATACCATCCTTGGTACCAACAACTTCAGCGTGCAGACAGTTATTTCTAACTGCGTGATACGCTTGTGTAGCGTTCTTGGGACATCTTTGATCAACATCCAAACGGGTTATGTTGCGTTCAGCAACACACCAGACATTCTTCTTCTCAGCTTCTCTGACTGTGGGTTTGTTACCAACAGCATCAAGGTCCATCTGGGGGACATTATCTGTAACGAGCTCACCCTCGTGCGTAAAATCACGAACAGCTTCTGAGGACGAAACATCAAAGGTTTCACCAGTGGTTCGTGTTAGAAGCTTGTAGATCAGTGCCAAAACGGTAATAGAACCACAAACGGCCACGATAAGTTTAACATATGGGTGCGAACCCAAGTGCAGGTTATCGTAGTCTCTAGCTGATCTAGCCATGTGTTCCTCCAAAGGATGTCTACGGTTACGTGAAGAAATCTTCGCCACGACATACTTAACAGCCCGAAAACCAGATAAGTAATTGCAGGTGTTGTACACCCATTTACGAGTGAAGTATTGCTTAGCAAACCAAAGACCCATATTCTGTGAAATGGGAGTCTCACCTTTGTGTAGCAGGTAATCCCTAGTCTGTAAAAGAACAGGATCTTCAATGGCTGCGCTGTAAAACTTGATGTAGTCTGCGCCACCACGAATGATGTCGCACATAGGCCAACCATTGGCTACATACACAGGGGCCTTCTCATACAGATACTTATCCAAGAGAGCGAGCTCGGAGTCCTTGAGAGTCCAAGTGACAAAGCTAAGAATGATCTCACGTAGCTCAGAAAGCTGTTCCTCCAAGAAAAAGCAAGGCGAACCAATTGATGGAACGAATGAAATAAACTCGTCAAACTCGTCCACCTCATTAAAAGCATTGTCGGTTAGCAACTGAAGTCGAGTGTGGGAATCACATGCACTGAAATTGTCCATGTGTTCTGTGATGGTACTTGTAAGGTAAGCTGATAGCTCTGGCCCATTAAGTTCACCATCATATTCGACATCAAAAAGCTCGACAATACCGTTCATGCCCCACAAGTTGCGAAAATACATAGCATGGGCACCCAGAAGGTGGCCATAACGAATGAAAAGATCACAACGCGTTTTGGTGGCAACACTAATTCGTGCAGCAATTAACGCATTAGCAGCGCGTCTTTCTGTAGAGACCTGCTCAACGACCTCGGGTGAAATGTTAAGAATGGCACCTTCTTCCGATTCACATTGACAAATGCTTTTAGGCAATTTGCAAATGCAAATGACTTCTGGTCCAATCTTGGAAGTTGTTTCCATAAGCCTGTCTTGTGCAAGAATGTGCTTTTCGTAAACACCGGTCATGTACACGAGAAGCCCAGCGTAAGAAGTGAAAGTGTGGACAGGAACGTACTCACCTTTCATACCGTTAACCTTTGGGACGTCAACAATGAAATCCCAGAGATCTGGGTACTGTTCGTCCTTGGGGAACTTGGTCACATCAATACGATCTTCACCAGGGACGCGATACTGTTCCTTGACAATGGGTGTAATGCGAACTGTTAAACGACGCAGGAAAGCTGCAGAACTATTGTAGTACTGGTCAGCATTCAAGTCACCGACATTGGAAGTGACGCCTACCCATTCTGAAAGAAATGGAACCTTACCTTTATCAGCAAGCTCAGCTTGGTTAGTGATGAAGGGGATGTTATTGATGGCAGAGATAATGTCCTTGATGGATGGGTCGACGCCCATAACTTTACTTGAACGGAACTTGGCCGCGTCATCATACAAAACACCAGCGAAGTGTGATTTGTAACCAGAGTAGAAATCGTCGTTATCGTCTCTGGTCCACATGTAAGCTGCATCCTTTTCAATACCACGTACCGAACAGTAGTGGTTGAAGAGCCCAGCGGCGATGAAGGACTTTGCAACTCCGGCTGTACCAAAAAGGAAAATACCGATAGGTGCTCTCCTAAATGAGGCAGCAATGAGCGAGGATGTGTGTCGCTTTTCAATCATCTCAAGTTCAAGAAGGACCGAATGGATGATAGTGTGTTGAACGCCAGTCTTAAAGATGGTAGACAGACGTTTGCCGGTAGTAATGGCGTCCTTGATTTTGGCAAGGTAAGTGGGAACAGTCGTGCCAATGGCGCGAGGGTTGCTAAGGAATTCAGCGTCTTTACGCAATCTAGAAGCTGCGTCAAGCCACGTGGTGACTATAGTTTCGTCGACAAAGAAAGCTTCAATGCTACCTGTTAAAAGGGCATGTCGGCCGGCTTTCGCAAGGAAAAGAAGTAGGCCAGTGATGGCATCAGCAAAAGAAAGAACGTCCCAAACTTTGGGGCGAATCTTTTTCTCTTCCAGCTTACGGAAGAGCTTTTCATCAACTTCAATACCAATCTTATGGTAAAAAGTGTGTGCGATGATGTGGTTAAAAACCTTGATAACCTTGGCGCCTAATACTGACTTTCTAGCACGTCCAACGTTTTTGTAAAGGTCTTCCAAAACAGTGAGCCAATTAGACTCTGAGCTTTGAAAGAAAGGGAGGGAACCCTCCAGGTCATGGACAAGGCTGTCGATGACGCGCAACAATGTGCCTGTGACTGACTTACCTGTGATACAGGTAAAGAAGCTGCAAGATGCAACAACCAGACAGGTCTTACTTTTAGCATGCTTAAACTGATAAAGCAATGTTAAGGATGACTCGAGAAACAGAAAAGTTGTTTCCTGAGCCGAGATGATAGCTAATGGGCTATCTTGTGCTACTTGGGTGAATCCACCTGTCATAAGGCCTGATTCAACAGCGTTGGATACCACTGAGGCAATTTCGATGGGGGAAAACATTGTGTATCGGATAGAGTTAATGTTGTAATTGTAAGTGGTTTGGGTGGAGTATTATTCAGCCGTCCTAAGCTATATCCAGTTCAATGAACTGGAACATAATCTAGAGTTTTACTTGATTAGTACATTTACAAGAAGGGACTTAGTCTTAATAACTTGCTAGGGGTTGCCTCGGCCACAACTGTGGCTGTACTTCCCCATCAATCTTTGGGTCACGTCGATCAATAAGATACGGAGAGGTGTAAGGGATGAATTGCTAGTAGCTTTCAGCAGTGTAAACTTGCCTAAGTATAGATGTAAAGCTGGTATCGGAACTAGAGAATTATTATGTGTGTGAATATGTAAAGTTTTTATGTTTTGTTCTAGAGGTCCGAGTGGAAAGATTTTAACGTGAATCAGTAAACGCGAGAAATTTTTATGTTTTTGTGTTAGATACATGTAAAATATAGGGGGGGGTATAGTCTTTCCTAAAGTCAGATGAGAAGAAATTCTTGAAAATTAGTGACAATACAGTTGCATTGGTAATCAGTGCAAGAGGAAATCAAAGTGGGTGAACATTACCACGTTTGAGTTTCGTTGCAGTAGAGTTACGTACAAGTAGTGATTGTGATAATGAATCGAAAAATCGAGCGCTTATCAAGGCGCTCATATAAATATGATATGGGATGAACCATATC